CGGACAGGTTCCGGGCGTCTTCACACCGCGCGGCAGTAGCTCAGCTGGATAGAGCACGGGCCTTCTAAGCCTGAGGTCGGGGGTTCGAGCCCCTCCTGCCGCGCCAGAATGGCTAATGAAATCAAGCTATTGCGTGGCATTGAAGTTCGTTAACTAGGCAATCATTAGAATAAAAAAGCCTGCGTTAGAACTTTACTCCGTCGCCGAGGCCTTCTTCACGATCCGTCTGTCATAGTGTTTGTGCGTCGTCGCAGGGTTCGCATGCGCTGCGAAATCGTACGCGTCGTGGTCACGGTTTTGGATTTTCGTCGTGATCGCAGCAGGGCGCACATCCTGCAAATTGAAGTACAGCGGATGCTCGGTCAGCTTCTTCTCCGTCACGGACTCATCGAAAGACCGGATCCAGGCCAGTTGCGCGTCCTTCCAGCTGGACGCCCAGCCATGCCGAGTGTACGAATCCGATCGCTTCGTGGGCGCGAATAGGTAAGGGCTGCTGGTGTTCTTGCGATCCAGCGCTCGGGCCACCACCACGCGCAGCCGCAACGACCACTCGCGCACCTTCACGACTTCGATCTGGCCTTTCTTGCGCTTCGTGGACAGTACCGTCACGCCTTCGTGCGTCAGGCCAGTCTTCAGGAATGGACGAGCCTCCGACGAGCGAAACCCGGTCAAATAGGTGAACATCGCTGCGCAGCCCATCGTCCTGTAGTTCTCGCGCTGTTTCACGCACCAGAGGTAGAAGCGCAGGACCTGCCGACGATCAATGATCTTCGCTTCGGTCGTCGAACGATTCTTCATCATGTTAACGAAGGGATTCGCGGCCAAGAGACCCCAGCGTACGCCGAAGTGGCAGATGACGGAGAACTGGCTAAGCTCCTTGTTCGCTTTGATTGGGGCTCCCGCGCCTGCCCGGTCCTCTAGGTATTGGTAGCCATGCTGAGCGGTCATTTCGGAGGGCACCATCCTGCCAAAGAACTTCGTCAGGTTGGTGTACATGCCCTTGCGAATCTTCTTGCCGTCCTTCGACTGGTCCTGATAGTACGTGGGGTCTTCCTTGAGTTCGAACCGCTCGATCATCTCGGACACCGCGCCGGCCACTACGACGCCCTGCTGAATCTCCACTGCTAGCTTCGTCGCGAGGCGCTCGGCGTCATAGCGCGCAGATCGGTCCCCGAGGGCGCACGAGGCCAGCGTTTGGCTCCGTCCGTCCACATGCTTGTAGATCCAACTAATGCGCTGCTTGCCGACGCGTTTGTACAGTCTGGCCACGCCGGTCTTCTCCCACGCGGGTGAAGGCTTGGCGATTCGGGCCTGACGTGAGACCGGCTTTTTGCTGGCCATCTACTGCTCCCAGTTTCTTATCTCGATAAGCCCGCAACACTCGCGGGACGCCATTTTTGTCCACGACATAGCGCCAGCCGTGGCGATTGAGCCAGCGCGCCATCATCGCCCTCTGGTTTGGCTTGCACCCGACCAGTTCGGCCAGGTCAGACGCCGAGAGATATTCGTTCATCTGATCCTCCAAAACTAAGCCCGCGCTTGGCGGGTTAAATCCACTAATGAGACATTGGCGCTTCAAATGCGTCATAAATGAGGCTTCTCCTTCAGCAGCGCCATCGAATCGGCGTAGGCCCGCATGGCGCGCTGCTCGTCGATCTGGTCGGCCCCGAGGGTGTCGGCGCACTCGCGGAGCTGGGCGGCCAGGCGCTCGATTGCTGCCGCAGCTTCCAGCATGATCGGGGATGGAAGACGCATTCCTTCTGGCGCTGGACCGCTGCAATCCCGCCATCCAAACTCAGGCTCGCCGTCGATCATCGGGCCCATCGCATACTTGCAGCGCAGTCGATGGACTAGGTCAACGGCTACAGGGGCGCTCAGCTTGGACAGCAGGGCGGATTCGACGGCGCGGGCGAAGTCCTCGACGGCTTCGTTATCCAGACCGTGTTCAACCCAAATGGATCGGATCTCGTCAATCGTCAGCACTGGCTGCGGGGTGTTGTTCTTGTTCATGCGGCCTCCCTTTCGACGTCGCGATACATGCGATCAACGGTCTTCTGCCGGGCGTCCAGCTTCCGCGTGCGCGAAATGTGATCTTGCAGAGCCTTGTCGTATGGTTCGATCTCGCGCAGTAGACGAAGCCTTTCGTGGATGTCTTTGCTGGCATTGCATTGGATAGCCAAGGCATCCCGCTTTTTGAAATCGGGCTTTTGCGCAGCCCAGCGGGCAAGCTCCGCGTCAAAGTCGGCCATCAGCTTCTCGCTAGCAGTCTTCCAGCGGATGTAAAGCAGGTCTCGGCGACTGATGCGCAGGAAGAACCCCTTTTCACGCACGAAGGCGATGATTTCTTCCTTCGTGAACTCGTTGAGGACATCGAGGCTGTTTGTCATGCCTCCCCCCCTTTGCTCTGCGGGATCTGGGAGGCGAGAGCGGCGACGAATTCCGGCTCGGCCAGCAGCCCGCGAACGGCGTCAAGAATCATGTAGCGTTCGACATCGGTCGGGTTGTAGATGCCGTCCCTGCCTTCCTCGTCCTCGCCGCACATTTCGTACTCGGCAACGTAGTCCTGCACGATTTGCTCAGCGCGCGCGAAATCCGGCTTCTGCGCATCGCCGCCGGCGGTGGCGTGGGCACGGCGTTCGGCCGATTCCTTCCTGAGCTTTTCTTCCCAGCACGAGGGGCAGAGCGTGTCCCAGGCCATGCCGGAGAATGCGCCGCGGCACGTTGCGCACTTTTGGCCGAAGGCGGAGGGTGGGGTTTCGTGCAGGCCCAAAGCGGCGCCCAACAGGCTGCGAACGGGCGCATCTGCTGCGTCGAGGGCGTCTCGATGCCGCTGGCGATCTTCCGGCGTCATCTTGGCGACGATGTCGTGGAGGAAGCGGGTGGAAAGCGAGGCCAGGTCAACGTCGTCCAGGCCGCGAAGGTTCTCGGGGGCGCTCATGCGTTGGCATCCTGTGATGTGGGGATTTCGGCCTGGCCCGCAGCCGCTGCGGCTTCGGCCTGGCGGCGCTGCTTCTCGGCCTGCTTGGCGCGGGCCGTTTGGACGGCGCCGTGAGCCTGGAACAGATCCAGGAGGGCGGCGGCCGGGACGGTGATCGTTTCGGCGGCTACGCGGCCTTCCTGGATGTCCAAGAGGGTCGCGCGCTGGTTGGCGTCTAGTCCCAGCATGAACGTGTCCACGCCGCTGATGAGCGGGGACACGACCTTGCGGGGCAGGGCCCGGCCGTGGATGGTGCTGGCGGTGACCTTGGATTTGCCTGCGGCCTTGGCCTGGACCACCTTGCCGCTCAGGAACTGACCCGCCTGGGCGCCATACAGGCGAACCGCATCTATTGCCACCTCGGCAGAAACTGCGCCGCTGCGCACCAGCGTTTGCACGTCTGGTTCGGCGTCGGCCAGAACGAGGTAGTTTTCAATATGAGGCCGGCTGCGGTGGACCAGGGCGGCGATTTCTTCCGTACCCAATCCCATGCCGCGGAACCGCTTAAAGCCGCGAGCGGCCTCCAGAGGGCGCAGCTTCACGCCCTCATTGCTGGTGTAGATGCGCGCACGGCGTTCTATCTCGTTGCCCTGGAACCCGACGACGGCAACCCACTCGATAGGGGCGCCGCGCTGGATCGCCCGTCCGATGGCGTCATAGCGACGATGACCGTCCACCACCTCTACACCGGAACCGTCCGGTAGGGCGATGACTTCGAGCGCGGGAAATGTGCCTCCGGCCAGAATGTAGGAGGCCAGGGCTTCGATACCGGTTTCGTATTCCTCATCCAGGTCGCGGAGGTTGAAACCCTCTTTCATGCGGATATCGGAATAGCGGACTTTCATTGCGTCGGCGCGCTTGATCGTGCCGTCCTTGATCATCGTCTTAAACGATGCGGGGGGATGGGTCATACTGTCGCTCCAGGGGGCTGGGTTAGGATTGATGGCCTCCGATGACGGGCAAACCGCCAGCGCCGGAAGATCAAGGACGGATTTGAAAATGACAAAAGCTGAACAATTCTTGTGGTGTGTTCAAACGGCGATCCTGAGTAACCAGGTTGCCCTGGCTCGCCAATTCGAAACGCGCGACGTCACCGGGCAACAGTCCTTCACCGCGCTTGATCGCACGATGGCTTTAGCGCTCATCGCGGCTGCCACCATCCCCGAGGAGATGGCCGTCCGCGACGCCGTCAGCGACTTTTGCCGATTGCACATCGAGCGTTGGTGGTATTCCGACTACGAGGCCTCGGATTGGGCACGCTCATTGCCAGCGATCTAGAGACGCTTTTCGCCGCCCAGTGCTTCGACCAGCTCGGCTAGCATCTTGGCAAGTTCGCCCGTCATAAGAGCCATGTCCGAATCGAACTTCTCGTCATCGTTCTGCGAGTAGTCCGCACCTTCCTTCAGCACATCCAGCGGCGACACACGGCGGATATCGAGGCCATCGGTCAGCACGAACGACACGCGGTCTGCCCAGGTCATGGCGAGGCGGGTGCATTGCTTGCCGGACTGGATGTGGCGGCGCACGTCGTCGGCGTCGATGGAGTGCTTCACGTATCGGATCGCGGCGCCGCTTGCGCCCGAGGAGCGCAGCTCGGTGTCTTGGTCGATGGTGAAGTTGTTGGGCGCTTCGTCTTCGGCCAGCCAGCCGGTCATTGCGGAGGCGGGCGACTGGGCGACGGACAGGTTTTCCAGGGGCAAGGGATCGACCGTTTTTGCCAGCATCCCGATCACTTCATCCGCCTTGGCCGATGAGGCTGTGTCGATCACAAGCCAGCGGTTCACCGGGTCGATCCAGACGCGGGTGTCGCGGTAGATGCTGAAGGCGCGCGGCAGCAGCTCGTCCGTGACGCGTTCCTTGATTTCCTTCATCTGCTTTCGGCCGGGTTTGTAGCCTTGCTGCTCTTCGATTTCCTCGGCCCGTGCTTTGGCGACCTGGTTGATCACGGTGGCGGGCAGCAGCTTCTTTTCCGCGCGCAGGGAGAGCAGGAATCGACCGGCCACGGGGTGGGCAAGTTCGCCGCCTTCACGGAGCGCGATCCAGCCGAGGGACTGCATTTCGAGGTTGTTGCGAGACTGGAACGCGTGGAGCTTCAGGCCCGCCTGCAGCTTGTCGGAGTAATCGGACAGCGGGGCGGAAAGGCGGTAGATCTTGAGGTTTCTGAACCACATGGGTGATTAGCTCCTTGGCTGGGTTTGAGGCGTGGCGGGCGTCCGGGCTTTCTTTTTCGGAGGGCCAGGCCGCTTGCCGGTGTGAGTGCGGCGCTTCCAGATATTTCGGATGGCCTGAGTGCTAACGCCGAAGCATTCCGCCAAGTCGTTACTGGGTAGCGAGCCCTGGGCCGAGCGGATGAAAGCGGCCTCCCGACGAGAGATCGGCTTTGGCGGAGGGTCTTCCCAGTTAAGACGGCTCGTCGGGGGCGCGATTTGCGGCGTCCAGCCGCTGCTGTCCCGCACGATGAACTGGATTCCGTTCATAGAAGTTCCCGCAGCAGCCAGCCCATGAACTGCGGGCCGAAGAGGATGAATGCGGCGAAGGCGAGGCCACCGGGCCATGCCCACCACGGGATATCCGCATCCTTGCTCCAGTTGCCATCCCCTGCGTGGTCGCGGGGCGCGATGAGGTCGCCCAGCTTGCGGGCTGCCCGTGTGATGATGAAGGGTTGACGGTGGCGCACCGAGGGCGCGCTTGCGCTGATGGTGTTCATGTCGGGTTCCAGGGATCTGCCGCGGCGTGGCGGCGTGCAAAATAATCACCGAGTGGGGCCAGCACCAAACACGCGAAAGCGCAAAGGGCCAGACCCCAACCGAGTGCGGAGATGGATTGAGGCATGCTGACTGGACGGGAGGGTTAGGCTACGATGCGCCCCATGCGGAGAGATGGGGGGCAGGGATGAAACTGCGACAGCTCAGGTGGTATGAAGCCATCGCGATGGTGCTGTTGGGGACGGCTGTCGGCGCGACCTGTGTCGCTCAGATTCTCGACTGGCCCAAATGGCTGGCAGATGTTTCGGGTCAAACCTGGGCGGCTTGGTTACAGGCGTTCGGTGCCGTCGCGGCGATCTGGACCGGTTTTGCGCTGGCGAGGAGACAGTACGCCGTTGGCCTTCGCTTGCAGCGAAGCCAGGAACGGCGTGAAGAGTCCCGGCGGGATCAGGCTGAAAGGCAAGAGGTTTCTCGAATTCTGATGGCAATCGAAGACGAGATAGACATACGGGTTGAACAGTTTTTACGTGTGATCGGCGATGAATTGGACGAATGCGAACAGCAAGGAACGGGGTTTTTCGCCGTTTATAACCTCATGCCTTTAGAGCCTTTTCCCGTCTACCGCAGCTTGGTTGGCCGCCTCCCGCTGGTACGTAGCCAAGACCTTCGGCAGCGGATAGTTCGCACTTACGCTCAAATGGAAGGACTCGTACTGACGGTCCAGACCAACTCTGAGTTAGCGAGGACGTACCTAGATGCCGCTGCCGAAGTAAGTGCGGGAGCGGTTATCGACCGAAGTGAACGCCTGAAAATTGCCGAGGGTAAGCTGCGCGGCTATTTCTCCACGCTCGTGGATACTCGGAAAGAAGTTATCGCTCAGGCAACCTCCCTTGTTGACTCTATCCGTTTGTCCGACGAAAGAAGTGGAACATCCAATTCGCGCCGCATCGATTGACGAGACTCGCGGTTCTCGCCGCGGCGGATTACTTGCTGATGGTGCTGCCGAAGTTAAAAACGTCGATCAGTTCTTCAATGAAGCGTACGAGTGCTTCGAGCATGCGGGGTCCTTTGGGAGTTGCCGGGCACGCGACATCCCTGCCCAGGTTGGTTGATGTAACATAATGCGTCCAAAGCCAAAAAAGTGACGAGAATGAACGCGGGTCAGAAGTTTGGTTTTTTTGTAATGGGCGTTGCGATATTGCTCTCCCTTGGCTTGTGCGTGGCTGTGGGGTGGATGTTCGATCACCCCATATCGTGGGCAGAGTTCACGCTGGCAAGCTGCTCTGCCTGGCAGGAGAATCAGTCCGTTTGGTGTGGTCTAGCCTCGTATAGCAATGGCGGCTCAGCAAGGGTGGCAATACCATTGACCTATCTGCTGTGGGTTTGCGCTGGGATCTTCTTTTATGGCCTTTGCACGTATAAATCTGTGATCTCGTACGAAAGTCAGCGTGCCTTTATTGGCCGAATTGTTCATCGCACAAAGAACATGCCAAAACCGCCTCGGCGTGAAGCCTAGTCCGTATCGAGGGGCCGCCGATACCCCGCACGCGGGGCATGAGCCGGGGCCGTCATGCAACTTCAATGCCGCTACATGGCGCGTCCGTTAACATTCGGGCAGCATCAACCATCAGAAGGGAATCAACATGCTGCGCGAATTGGGTTGGTCCTTCTACGGCAGTCTTGCGCTCATTTGCGGTGTTGCTACTGCTTGGTTGCACTGGTGGGTGGTGATGCACCAGGGACTTTGGCCGTACATCATCTTTGAATTGATCCCCGGGCTTCCCGGGGTGGCTTCCGGCGTCTATGCCATACACCGAGATGGCAGCAAGGTGGCGTGGGCCGGTGTGCTGCTGTCGTTGTCGCCGCTGGTGACTTGGCTCAGCATCTGACAGGCGTCTTGTTGGACATCTCCTCATTGCTGGAGTATCAGGCTGCCACCTGTTCGGCTTTCGCAGGCTTGCCGCAGAAAGGGCAGAATGAAAAGTGCATATCGAGCTGCCCACCGCGTTCGCTTCGGTAGCCTCTGGCGTCGGCCTTGATATAGACGGGCGTATACATCGCCACGCGCAACCCACTTTCCTCCAGAACGAAGGCGGTGTTGCCCATTTTCACGTTCTGGATTGGCGCGTTGATCTTGGGTTGCACGAACTCCTTGACCTGGTCCTCCGTGCGCTTGATGCAATCGCATTGCATTGTGATTTCCTCTCGGGTTGGCTTCGGTAAGCGCTGACTCGCAGCGCTGGCCGAAACCCGCTTTTCGGCGGATCGGAAAAGGCCGGGGTTATCGTCGCCACGCCCGGCTGGGCGTTGCTTGGGCGCGGTGGCCCAAGCACACAGGGTCCGGGGGGCGCTCGCGCCTGATCGGTTTTCCTGTTTCGCCCGTCCTCCCTTGCGGGGGCGGGCGGCCTCGATTGTTAAAGAGCGGTGCTGCGTTGAAAGAATGGTAGCAATCGCTACGCTTGGAGGCAATAGCAAATGCTACGCTTTTTTGTAACGGGCGATAAAAAGCCCGCGCGAGGGGGGCGGTTGATGGGAAGGCTTAGTAGGCTGGTGTGGCCCAGAGGGCCAATAGCACCACCAAGAGCGTGATCAAAATGCGAATCATGGACTGCTCCTGTGCCTAGGTTTTTGGGTTACCTAGTACTGGATAGACATGATCAGTTCGGGCTACTCGAGGGCCCAATGAAAAAGCCACCCGGAGGTGGCTATTTATCTATACGATAAATCTGAATTCTCTGCAGCCGGCGGCTATTCCGATGTTCATTTCTGCAGCAGGTACCCGAGGATGCCGGCCAATATCAGACAGATGAAAGTCAGCCGACTGTTTATGGCGCGTAGCAGATCATTAGACTGACGACGTGACTCCGCCAAAGAGTCCTCCAGACGTTGCGCACGCTCGTCAGGTGTATAGGAAACTTCATGATCAAACATCTGGTCTACCCATACTAGTGGTAGGTTTTTGAAGAAGTCCGGGTTGCGAATTGCGGGCGCTCTACGAACGAACCCACTGCCCGGCCTCATCATCCCGCAGCTTAGCGCCGGCCCACACGACCTGGCCAAGCACCCGTACAGGGGTGCCGTTCTCCAGGGGGATGTCGAAGTACGCCCGGTTGAACGAGCGCGCCACCCAGCGTCCAGTGAGCTTGTCTCTGGTCACAGTCTTCACCAGCATCTTGCCGTCGTAATTGATGGCATAGACTCCACCACTTGCAACATCCTGTAGCGTCAGGTTCTCGTTCGGAACGACGAGCAGGGCGGCGCCGTCGCGAATGACCGGTTCCATGCTGTCGCCTTTCGCATAAACCACACGCGCCTTTCCGTTGTCGGCACCGACCGCCTTCAGGAACGAACGGCGGAACTGGATCATTCCGGTCTGGTCTTCGCTGTGGTTTTCGATGCCGTCGCCCGCGGCCAGACGCACCTCGGCCAGCTCGGGCACTTTCTCGAATCTATCATTGGCGGCGTGCGGCTCGCCCGGTCCGGCGTTCGCAATGACGCCCGTCTGAGTGCTGATCCGGATTTTCGGATTGCGGTCTGCTTCGAATGTCGTCTGGCCCCCTTCCCAGGGTGCCGGCGGCAAGCCTGCTATGCGCATCGGGAAGGGGTCGTCCGCATGAGCCATATCGACCAAGCCACCGGGCTTGTGAGCCCGTAACGGGATGACCGCGGCGGGCGCCGGCGAGGGAGGTGGCGAGACGTTCAAACCGATCTTAAGTTGTGCGATGGCAAGCGCGAGAGCACCCTCCAGCGCGGTGAGCTGGCCCTCGGGCAGAGCACGGACATCAGCGGCCGCGATGGTCTTAAACGGCCAATCGCTATTGTCAGGTACAGGCGCGGCTGGCGCCTCGACGCCCTCCACGTCGAACCAGCCTTTCATGCCGGGCATGGCCTCGATGGCCCAGATGGTCTTTTCTGTAACGGGTCGAATGCCCGAAAGCATCTGACGAACGAATGCCCCGTCCTTGTAGCCGAGTCGGCGTCCAAAGTCGGTCTTGTTCCCTTTCGATACGTGGTCCACGGCGGCCGATAAACGGCCCATCCTGAACTCGTTTAGTTCAACCTCATTCATGCGCGGGACAGTAGCATGCGCTACGGGTGCATTTGCTACTTGCGAAACGTAGCAAACGCTACTAGTATGCGTGTATGGACCTGAACTCATACCTGTCTTCCCCTGGCGCTCTCAGCGTGGCGCAGTTGCGCGCCCGCATGGTGGCGCTCGGATACGACGTCAAGAACGACGCGCAGATACGACAGTGGCGCAGTCGCTACAAGGGCCGACTGCCTTCGCCGGAAAACTGCATGGGTCTCGAATTGGCATCTGGCGGCCTCATGCGTCGCCAAGATCTTCGTCCCGAGGATTACTGGCGCACCTGGCCGGAGTTGGCCGAAGAGGCAAGGCTGGCATGACATCAATGCACCGCCTCGGTTTGCGTTCGGCTGTCGCTCGACAGGAGCCACCGCATGCATAGCCTCTACATCCGCTTCGTGCTGTGGCTGATCCGTCCCGCTGTCGAGCGCGTCGCCGACGAGCGTATCGCCGCGGCAATGCTTCCGGGAGGCGCGGTGTGGCGTACGAATGTTTCGCGACACGAAGGTCTCGCCGCTTCCCAAAGAAAGTTCTTCGAGAGGGCTATAGGCCAGAGAGGCTCTGCAGCCTGGAAGACAAATTCTCCGAATGATCGTCGAAGGCGGAAATGACGTACTCGCCCGACGTTGCACTGTTGAGTAGGAACACGCGCGCAGCTTCCGTCGATTGGGCGTGCGCTTGGGCCAAGGCGCGCAATTGATCCATTGGGATGGTTTGGAACATTGCGTCTAGCAGGGCATGCATGGCGAAAAGTTCGCCTTTCAGTCGGCAGATGTTTTCGGTGACCTGCTGCAAATTTTCCATGGTCAGCCCCCTCCGTATTGGGGCGGTTGTTTTGTGTGAGAGCAAACATTCTAAGGGGCTGACCACCCATCTTCAGGAGGGAGCGCATGGATAGCGCGACGACGCCGGCCCAGCCGGCACCGCAGCCGGCGGTACCGGCCAGGCAAAGCGACAAGGTCCAGATTGGGCCGCTGGATGTTTGAAGTTTGTTCTTCATGTCGCACATCGTAGGGCAGGGGGCTTTACCCCGAAACCCTGATCGCACCTGGATTCCAAGGTAAGACCTGATGACCCATCGCTACACCCAGATTGACCCGCATGACGCGCTGTACATCAGCGTGCAGAAGACGCCCGGGGGCGTCGAGGAACTGGCCGCATTCATGACGAACCGTCGCGGCGTATCGATGCACGCGGAGACGCTGCGCCAGAAGCTACGTAAGGTGAAGGGCCAATCCATGTCCCTGGACCTGTTCGAACTCGCCACCGAGTGGATGCTCGAGAAGCAGGGCGGGGCGGACTATGCGCGGGATTGGCTGCTGGCCCTGGCGCTGCGTCACGGCGTGGCGGCCAACATCCTTCCGCCGGCGCCGCATCACGCGAATGAGGTTGACGCCGCCCGCCAGAAAGTCATGGAAATGTCGCACCTCAACGGCGAGTTGTCGGCCGTGGCGATCGAGGCATTGGCCGATGGCGCCATTTGTGCGGCTGACGCGTCGGCCATCGTGACCGAATGCCGCAAGATCGTGGAAAAGGCTCAACGCTTGATGCGCAACGTCCAGCGGGCGGCAGGCGACAAGGCGAGGGCGGGATGCTGACGCGAGGAGATTCGGGGCGCCCGGCGCGCGCTTTAAGCACGCCTGCGGCTGGAAAGGGGGCGGCGCTGTCGCGCGCAGCCGCGATGATGTGCAACAGCGCGAATTTCCAGCGGTGGGTTGTCTCCCGCCTGGGCGCCGCCCCCGAGGGCGTGAGCCCGAGCCAGCTCGCGGCGCAATTCGTTAGGGATGCGTGCGGGATCACCAGCCGCGCCCAGCTGGACCACAACGCCCAGGCAGCGGCCATGTTCCACGAGGCGGTGCGCAAGCCGTTCGTGAAGTGGAGCGACATCTATGGCTGACTGCCTGCACATGTTCCGGGGCTACCAGGTGCCGCCTGAGACGGTGGAGCAGGTCCGTCAGGCAATCCTTGATACGCGGGGCCGAGTTGACGTGGCTGCATTGCGGGCCATCGTGCAGCCTGCCATGAAGGCCGTTGAACCTTGGTCCAGCACGTCTCGGGAAATCGCTGCGGCATGCGCGGTCGATTCGTTCGTTTTCGACGCGGCGCGGGCCGGGTTGGTCAAGCGCCGCGTGAACGCGTGGAAGCTCCCGGCCTGGTATCGGGTCAAGAAGCAGGCGGGGGCGACATGTCGCTGAAGCGCAAGACGCCCCTCAAGCAGAAGACGCCGCTGAAGCGTGGCGCGCCGATGATGCGCGCCAAGGCAATGCCTCCGCCGCGGGCCGCCATGAAGGCGCGCAAGAAGGGCAAGAAGCCGCCCAAGACCGTGTATCGCAATCAGGCGCTGCTGGACCTTGCCAAAGGCGAGGAATGCTTGCTGCGCGTGCCCAGGTACTGCCAGGGCGGCACGGATACCACGGTGGCTTGCCATTCCAACCTGCTGCGCGACGGCAAGGGGAAGGGAATCAAGGCGCACGACTGGGCCATTGCATTTGGCTGCGGCCCTTGCCACTGGTTCATAGACCAATCACCAGCACCGCTGGAACAGAAGCTCATTTATTTCATCCCCGGCTTGCGCCTTACGCGCTTGCGAATCATCGCCATGGGCAAATGGCCCGAAGAGGCGGAGCGCGGGTATCAACTTTCGTATGGAGAACAGTCATGAGCGTTCAGGGCATGACATGGGCGCTTGCGCAGAGGATCGTGAAAGATCCAACGGCGCGCCACGTATTGCTGTGCCTGGCCAACTACGTCGGGCCGAAGGGGGAGGGTGCGTTTCCCTCTGTGGCGACGTTGGCCGATGACACAGGGCTGTCCGGCCGCACCGTGCAGAACAAGCTGCGCGAGCTGGAGGCGATGGACGTCATCAAGCGCGGCAATCAGGATTTGGTGGCGGCCTATATCCGGCGTGCCGATCAGCGGCCGGTTTGCTACGACATGGATCTGTCACGGGGTGCATCTGCTTCACCCCGCGTGGAACATTCCGCCGGCCAACAACGGGGCGAACCTCCTGCACCCCGTAATGAGCGGGGTGAATCTGACGACACGACGGGGTGCAGCTCACGACACGACGGGGTGAATCTGACGACGCCACGGGGTGAACCTGCTGCACCCGATCCGTCATTGAACCGTCAAGGAACCATCAATAAACCCAAAGGCGCGCGCAAGCGCTCGCCGGGGTTTGACCCGCTGACCGTGGAACTTCCCGTGTGGCTGGACGCGGAACTGTGGGGGCGCTGGGTGCGCCACCGCGTGCAGCTTCGCAAGCCGCTGACCGAAGAAGCCGCGCGGCAGCAGGTCAGGGACTTGGCGACCTTCCGCCAGCAAGGCCACAAGCCCGAGGCTGTCATCGAGCACGCCATCGGCAAGAGCTGGCAAGGGCTGTTCGTTCCGAGCAGCGCAGCAGCTGGGGGCGCACCGCGACCCGGCAAGTTCAACCCGACCGACTACGTGAACCGCAATCGCACCCATGGAGGCCCCGACTATGACGACGGTCGCACAATCGACGAATGAGCGCTGCGGCTGGTCCGTGCCGCTGGCGAAGCTGGAAGGCATTTCCCTCGTCGACCACCTGTGGAATCGGCTCTCGGGCACGTACGGGGGGCGCTGGGTGAAGGATTTCCCGGACATGCAGAGCATCGAGAACTGGAAGACGGCATGGGCCGAGGCGCTGGACGATGATCGCGTGACGCCGCAGGAAGTGGCCGAGGGGCTGCGCACCTGCCGCCGCATGTTCCCCGACTGGCCGCCCGCTGTTGGCGAGTTCATCCGGGCATGCCGTCCGGGCCTGATACCGGAGAATGCCTTTCACGACGCCGTGGCAGGGATGACCGCGCGCCGCCGTGGGGAAATGGGGCAATGGACCCATCCAGCGGTGTACTGGGCTGCTGTACGCGTTGGATCGCATGACCTCCTGAATTGTGGCTACTCGGTGATGCAGTCCAGGTGGGAGCGTGCGCTGTCGGAGGAACTCAGCCGCGGCGAATGGTCAGCCATCCCCACGCCGGCCATCGCGTTGCCAGCTCCGGGGGCAACCCATGCTACGCCTGAAGAGGCCGCCAAGGCATTGAAGGCGATGGGGGCGGGCGCAGTCTTGAACGATTCGGGACGTGATCCGCGCCGCTGGGCAAAGCGCATCCTGGCCGAAGCACAGCGGAAGGGCGAGCGGGTGCCATCTCTGGCGGTGCTGAGCATGGCCCAGGCCGCAGTGGTTGCGCCGCTGGACGCCGGGGGCGCGGCATGAGCGCGATGCAACGGAACAAGGGGGCGGCGTTTGAACGCAAGGTGGCGATCCTGCTGACGGAGGCGACCGGAACGACCTGGCGCCGCCGCGTCCGCAACCAGGCCGGTGACAGCGACGTGGTGGCCGATGAGCCTGCCTTTGCCCATATCAGCATCGAATGCAAGCACGCAAACGTGCTTTCCCTCCCCGCCTGGTGGCGTCAGACCATGGAGCAGGCGGGTGCGGCGGGTGTGCCGGTGCTGATCTACAGACAGACGGGGGCGCGCGGCGAGGCCGTGATGGTCGACGCGCATGACGTGAGCCCCAAGATTTTTCCCGTCCGGGGGCGGCACACCGTCACGCTCGGATGGGAAGCGGCAATGCAATGGATGCGGGAGATGCTGCCCGCGAAAGTGACTTATTCCCCGGGGATTATCTGATGACTACCTTGACACTCTCTCGCGTGCCTTCCACGCCTATCGTTGAAGAGCAGTCGGGCCGGCTGTTCAAAACTGCGCATGCCGCGCTGACCTTCGCCTACAACCACACGGATCAGGTGTACGACAAACCCATGATGACGCGTATGGCAGAGACGCTGGCGGGCGCGTCGGGTAAAGGGTTGGGAGGCACCGACGGTGCGGGACAGGCGGCATACATCTTCAGTGCTCTGGAGAAGCTGCCCCGCCTCTACCGTGCAATTCTCGTTGCGCGCTTCGCGCCCCGGTCGGATCGCTGCAAGTGCTGCCAGGGCACAGTAGACCGTCATGATTGGCTCGCAGCGGTGCGTGAGATCTCCGACGCGGCGGCGTGCGATGCGTTGTCAGCGCACCCTACGCCTCGCGTCCTTCGGGACGCTATCGTGGCGCGCTACTTCGGCAAGGACGTAAAGCTGTCCGAGGCGGCGGAACGCGCGAACGTCAGCGCGGCGACGGCTACCAATCACAACGGCAAGATCAAGCTGTGGCTCTATGGCACGCGGACAACGAAGCAGAAGGGGGGCGAGCGGGGCGCGGGTCAGAAGGGCGTCGAAGCGTTGGCGATGGAGTACGCAGCCGACCTGCTGTCTGCAAAGGGGCTGTGCGACTGAACTTCTTGCAGGGTTAAATTTTCTCTGCTAAAGTTCGTCCCGTTTAGTCACTTTGAATAAGTGCGTACGCTGAAACCCGCCACGCGAAAGCCGGCGGGTTTTGCTTCTTTTATGCCCGCCTTCGCTTCTGCGCGGCATCAGCCAACACCAGCAGTGTCTTTAGTCGGGAGTGCGTTGCACAATCCAACCGAGTCCCAGGCCCTTCGGCCGACGTAAGGAAAATAAGCTCAGCAGATTCGCTGTGGTCGAGACCGACAATCGTCTCGCGACCGTAGGCGTCAATCGTGAGCAGATCGTGAATTACAAAGAACTCGCGATAGTTGTCCGGAATTTCGAGCACGATGACCTGCCTCCAACTCGGTTTAAAGCCGCATGGGGATCACTGACACGCGTGAGGTCAGTTGCCCTCGCATTTATTTCCGTGCCTGATCTGAGGGCGATTAAGCCCCGCAGGCCCGGATTCTGCTTTGTCACTACTGCAAGATTCGAGCGAGGAGGCCGCGCGCCGTCCTGGGCGGAGGCATCCTAGCGGACGGAACTGATCGAGGTCACGTCGAAGGAATCGATAAGCTGCTCGTCTAGTATCGAGGCTTGGCCTTGATCCAAAATGAAAATGGTCACGTCCGGTCTTTCGTCCGGTGGCAAATCGGCCAACGGCAAGTGTTCGACGCGCATCACTACAGCACCCGACGCGCCGACAAGTTTGCCCACATCAGTACGAACTACGCGGCAGATTTTGCCCTCTGACGATTCCTTCATGCCCTTGCTCCCTGGTTTCGCCCGGATGCAGACGATGTCAGAGATAAGGGCAAGTAGTGTGCCTGCCGAAAGCAGTAGGCCACTCCACATCTTTCTTGCGTCATCGTCGTGCGACCATGGGGAGCTACTGGCTCCCGAGCCTCAGCCGCGCCCGGCTCCAGGCGCTTCAATTCAAAGGTGCGAGATCCGGCAGACGGCATTCAACCGCGAGGATGGCGGTTCCGTCTGGCAATCGGTAATTATTATCACCGAGCCACGTGATGGGCTGACCGTCGCGCAAGCAGTAGTAGTAATTCGCCCACGCCCCATCGTTGTTGGGAGCTGCCCTGTGGCGGCGTTGGATTATGTATGTAACCCCGTTGGGGTCCACTGCGACTAGCTCAGTGGTGCTTTTGGTGTGGTCAAGTGGCATGACTCGGACTCCGATCAAACCGTAGTGCTCACCTCGTATGCTTCCGCCGTGACCATCCACTGGCTGAGCTGCGCACTAACCTGCATAGTGATAGTTGTCTGGGGCCCAAGGGTCGTCAATCACAATGGTCGCATTCTCGGGCGATACGAAGGACTGAGTGGTGCGGGATGGCTTTAGGACCGGTAGTTCGGCTCCCTTCGGCGAAAAACGTCCCTCGGCTATTTGGTGCAAACTTGCGACGAGTTGATTGATAAAGGGGAAAGGCATTCAGGTTCCTGGGTGTCAGCAGCGGACGGAGTCCGGCAGTTTTTATAAGTGATCGGACCGTGGGCATGTGCTTCGGGTCGTTGTGGCCAATGCCACCCCTTCACAGTACGCGCGTTACCACTGATAACCTAAGTCTCAATTGAAACAATCTAACCCGCCGTCAATCGCGCTCTTTACCCATCTTTGATCGCGCTTTTGCGAAAATGCACTCGAGTAGAGTGCTCAGGTGCGCGGGTTTTGTGAGCCAAGCGTCAACACCGTCCGGCAAAAAGCCCGGGCCGCATTGCCGCACGCTGCCGCTGAAAATGATGATCCGGAGGGTGCCGCGTCCGTGCATCGCCTTGAACTGGGGCGCGAGGTCGAGACCAGAAGCGTCGGGTAAATCGACATCGAGCAGAACCGTATCGGGTTGGAAGTCGGTCATGGCGCGTAGTGCGGTTGCACCGTCGCCCGCAATCTGGACCGATACGCCCGGCTCCATCATCAAGCATTCAGCGGTCAGTTCCGCCGCTATGGTGGCGTCGTCCACGATCAGAATACGCATTGCGGTGATCTCCTTCTACCACTCACCTCATGAGATCCGCACCAGCCAATAGACGGGCGACGGGGCGTTTACCGATTTCGCGGAGCCCCATCTTACTCTCCTTTCGATATCGCGGCCTGCGCTGCGTTGGATTCGCGAAGGGGTAAACATCGCCGTCCGGCGGCGCGCAGTAGCTAGCACCGGCAAGACCACATAGGGAATCGGCATGAAGCTAATGACACTAAAGCCGCGCATTGCAATGGCGAGCAGTAGGTTGGCCGCAGCGCCCACGCCCAGCGGCAAGCGCATGACGGGCCGCAAGCTGCAAGACCGCCGGTTGCGTGTCTGGTCTGCTGACCCACACTGCGCCCACTGCGGCGCGCTGACCGTGTACCCCGAGGGATTCGAGCTGGACCACAAAGTCAGCCTGAACGACGGGGGCGCGGATACCGACGCGAACTCGCAGGTGCTGTGCGTTTCGCGCGATGCGCACGGTCGCAAGGTCGGTTGTCACGACGTCAAGACCCGGCAGGACATGGGATACAGGAGCCGGACGTAAATGGCACAGATCACTGTCAAGCTTTCCCTTCGCGTCGCGTGGTGGGTCCGCTGGTATCTGGCCTGGGTCGCTGTCGCGGCACGCCTGACCGGCGCACCGCCAAACATCGTCAAGGTCGAGCGGGATCAGTCGCGGCCTGTCCGCACACAGTCAGCAGCAGGCCGTAGGTAGCCGCTGCCGCGAAGCTGTGCCGAAGGGTCAGCGGCTGCGCGGTCGCGTCCTGTAGGGCCCGTGCGCGGGTCGCTGGGGCATCGGCGCGGGGCAGCGCGGGCGTCAGGCAGGGGGGGCGGGGCGAAAGTCGGGCGCGATCGCCTTCCGGAAACCACCTGTTCCCTCACGCACAGAAAATTTCCCCATTTTGGAAAATTGTTAACCCTTATTTGTTAACCAAAACCTATGGCATTAACCGACAAAAAGCGCCGATTCGTTGATGCGCTGCTGTCGGGTCTATCCGGTGCGAAAGCCGCTATCCATGCGGGTTACAGCGAAAACGGGGCGGCCCAAGCAGCCGCCCGATTGATGCGTGACAAGCATGTGCTGGCGGCGCTTGGGCGCACGGCCCAAGTTAACAAATCGGTTAACAAAAAACCGGTTAACAAAACGGCCGCTCAGGCCGAGCCGGCATCGCCGGATGGCGGCCCCCAAGACACAGCCGCCGGCACTGATCTCATGGACGGAATCGGCCTGAAAGCTCTCGGGCTTACCTCGGATCCGCGGGCCGTTCTCGTCGCCATCATGAACGATGCGGGGGAAGAGCCGAAGCTTCGGCTGGAGGCAGCCAAAGCGCTCATGCCTTTCACGCACGGGAAAATTGCAGAACTGGGCAAGAAGGGCGCAAAGCAGGAGGCGGCAAACAAGGCTGCTACCGGTGGGCGATTCGCGCCGCCACCGCCTCCCACGCATCTACGCGTTGTCGGGAAGGGGTAAACCATGGCCTGGACAACCGCTTGCCCTGATTGGGCGGAACGCCTGCGCACGCGACAGTCGATCATTCCGCCGCCGATCTACCCCGACCAAGCCGAGTATGCGCTGGGCATCTTCAAGCAGCTCAAGGTCGTAGATCTGGCGCAGGTCTACGACGAGGCCAGTGGAACGTACCGACACCAGACCTTCGGGGAGTGCTCTGAAGAATGGGTATTCGACTTTGTGCGGGCGATCTTCGGCGGATATGACGCCGCCACCGGCAAGCAACGGATCCGGGATTATGGCCTGCTGATCAGCAAGAAGAACACGAAATCGACTATTGCCGCCGGCATCATGCTGACGGCGGTAATCATCTGCTGGCGCCAGGAAGAGGAACACTTGATCCTGGCCCCGACCAAGGAAGTCGCAGACAACAGCTTTAAGCCAGCAGCCGCGATGGTTCGGGCGGACGAGGAACTGTCCGACATGTTCCACGTTCAAGACCACATCCGCACCATCACTCACCGGACGACGCGCAATAGCCTCAAGGTGGTGGCCGCCGACACCGATACGGTATCGGGCAAGAAGTCCGGCCGCATCTTGGTCGATGAATTGTGGCTATTCGGCAAGCGCGCTAACGCGGTGGCGATGTTCCTGGAGGCGCTCGGCGGCCAAATATCGCGTGATGAAGGCTGGGTAATCTACCTGACCACACAGAGCGACGATCCGCCGGCGGGTGTCTTCAAAGAAAAGCTCGCCTACTGGCGCGACGTGCGAGACGGGCGGGTGGTCGATCCGAAGACGCTGGGCATCCTGTACGAGTTTCCGGAAGAAATGGTCGAGGCAAAAGCCTATCTCGACCCGGCCAACTTCTACATCACCAATCCGAACCTCGGCCGCTCGGTCAGCGCCGAATGGTTGGGGGATCAGCTCAAGCTATTGCAGGCCAGAACGGACGGAGCATTCCAACAATTCCTTGCCAAGCATCTGAATGTCGAGATTGGACTGAGCCTGCGTTCTGACCGTTGGGCGGGTGCCGATCACTGGCTAAAGCGGGGGAAGCGCGTACTGACGCTTCGCGCGCTGATGGAGCGTTCCGAAGTTGTCACGGCCGGTATCGACGGCGGCGGCCTGGATGACCTGCTGGGCCTGGCATTTCTCGGGCGCGAGCGTGGGTCGGGAAACTGGCTGCATTGGGCGCGAGCCTGGGCACACCCGTCTGTCCTGGAGCGCCGCAAAGAGATTGAGCCCAGGTTGCGCGATTTCGAACGGGCCGGCGAGCTGGTCATAGTCAAGCAGATCGGCGATGACACGGCAGAACTGGCGGCCCTCATCCGCCAGGTGTATGACGCGGGGTTGTTCCCCGAGAAATGTGGCATCGGTGCCGACCAAAACGGCGTGACCTTCAATGACGCGCTGGTAGAAGCTGAAATCCCCGAGGAATTGATCGTCGGTGTGTCGCAGGGCTGGAAGCTGGGCGGCATCATCAAGACGGTGGAGCGCAAGCTTGCCGAAGGCACCTTCGTACATGGCGATCAGGCTCTGATGGCTTGGGCCGTTGGCAATGCTCGTATCGAACTGCGTGCCAACGGCATCTTGATTACCAAGCAGGCCAGCGGCACCGCGAAGATCGATCCCTTGATGGCGACATTCGATGCAGCGCAATTGATGGTCCTTAATCCCGAGGCCTCCGGCCGGTCGGTATACGAGTCCCGCGGGATTCGATTCATCTGAGAGAACCCATGAAATTACTGGACCGCTTGCTGGGCGGCTCGGCGGACGAGTCGGCGCCTGAAGCCGGCCCACGGCTTGAGCCCACCATTGCTCTAGAAAGCGCGCAGGCGTCGGCGCAGCCCAGGGGGCAGGCGTTCCGAGGCTTGGATGATCCAGCGCTGCTGGAATACATCCGCAGCGGCGACTACAACGGCCGGGTCGAGTCGCTACGGAACATGGCCGCACTGCGGTGCGTGTCGCTGATCGTCACTTCACTTGGCATGTTGCCGCTCAACCTGATTCGAAACGACGCATCCAAGGCGCCAGCGAAAGACCACCCAGGATATCGGCTGATGAAGCTCAAGCCGAATGGGTGGCAAACGCCCTTCGAATTTAAAAGCATGATGCAGCTGCATGTCCTGCAGCAAGGCAATGCCTACGCCAGGGTTATCTGGTCAGCTGGCAGGCCGATCGCCCTGGTGCCAATGGCGCTCGGGTCCGTCAAGGCCGAGCTTGTGGGCTGGGAAATGCGTTATACGTACACCCGGCCGGATGGCCAGCAGGTAAAGCTATCACAGAAGGAGGTGTTCCATCTGCGGGACATCACCATTGATGGGGTGGAAGGGCTGGGCCGTATGAAGCTCGCGCGCGATGCCATCTCACTGGCGCGCGACGCCGAACGCGCCGCTGGCCGCGTATTTCGGACGGGCAACCTGGCGGGCGGCGCCGTGGAGGTGCCCAAGGCACTATCGGACACGGCCTACGGGCGAATGCGCAATTCCCTGGACACGGATTTTGCGGGCGCGGAGAACGCTGAGCGCTGGATGTTGTTGGAGGAGGGCGCCAAGGCAAACAAGTTCAAGGTTACTGCAGCCGAAGCGCAGCACATCGAGAACCGCAACGCCCAGATTGAAGAGGTGGCGCGCGCATTCGGCGTGCCGCGGCCCCTCTTGATGATGGACGACACCAGTTGGGGGTCGGGCATCGAGCAGTTGGGAATTTTCTTCGTGCAGTACGGGCTGCAGTTCTGGTTCACGGCGTGGGAACAGGCGGCGATGCGCGCTTTCCTTACTGACGAGGAACTGGACGAGCTGGCCTACAAGTTCAACGAGCGGGCTCTGATGCGCGGCACGTTGAAGGACCAGGCGGACTATTTCGCCAAAGCATCTGGCGCCGGCGGTCATGCCCCGTGGATGTGGCAGAACGAGATTCGCGACCTGTCAGACCTACCCGCGAGCGATGACCCGCAGGCAAACAAGCTACGCGATCCCATTACCCAAAAAGGAAAACCCAATGAGCCTGCTGCAACTGCCTGAGATTAAGGCGGACGCCCGTCTGGGTGCCGCCGGCTTCGATCTGCGCCCGGACGCGCTGGAGCGGTGGGCGCCCCAAGTGCGCGCTGCCGGCACGGACGAAGAGGCCACCATTTCCATCTACGACGCCATAGGGGAAACCTGGGATGGCAGCGGCGTGACGGTGAAGCGCATTCAGGCCGCGCTGCGTTCCGTCGGGGGCAGGGACGTGACGGTGAACGTGAATTCACCTGGCGGCAATTTCTTCGAGGGCGTCGCTATCTACAACGCTCTGCGCGAGCACAAGGCCAAGGTCACTGTCAAGGTATTGGGACTGGCGGCATCTGCCGCTTCAGTCATTGCCATGGCGGGAGACGAGATCCTAATGGGTCAAGGATCTTTCCTGATGATCCACAACGCCTGGGCGGTCGCAATCGGCAATCGCCATGACCTGATGGAAGCCGCGGCGAAGTTGGAGCCGTTCGATGATGCGATGGCGCAAGTCTACGCCGCCCGAACGGGGATGACTCCCACGCAGGCGGCGGCGCTGATGGACAAGGAAACGTGGATCGGCGCTGATCAGGCTGTGGAGGATGGGTTCGCCACAGGCGTCTTGGACGGTGCCGCCGTCATCCAAGCGCCACAGTCCAGCGTGGAGCGGCGCGCGCTGGCGCAAGTAGAGGCCGCCATGGCGCGTGCCGGCTACAGCCGGACATCCAGGCGCGACACCTTCAAAGCACTTTTTTCCGGCAAGCCGAGCGCTGCCACAACCTCCACGCCGTGCGCTGGTGACGACGTAGCAGCCCTGCTGCAAACCACACTTTCAACCCTCCGAGGTTAAACATGAAGCAACAATCGAATGCCCGCGTATCCCGCGGGCTGGTCTCCGTACGCGCTGACGCCGGCGGTCCTGGCGACGTCAGGGCCCTCATCGAGCAGCTGAACCAGGCCTTCGCCACGTTCAAGGATGAGCACACGAAGCAGCTGGACGAGGTCAAGAACGGGACGCACGAAGCGCTGCAAGCCTTCAAAGTCGAGAAGATCAACGCCGACATCAGCCGGCTCCAATCGGCCATCGATGACGCCAATCTGCAGATCGCTTCGGCCCAGATGGGCGACGGTAGCGGCCATCGCCTGAAGGATGCCGAATACAGTGAAGCATTCAATGCCCACTTCAAGAAGGGCGATGTGCAGGCGGCCCTGAACAAGGGCGCGGCCGACGAGGGCGGCTACCTCGCTCCGGTGGAGTGGGACCGCACCATCACGGACAAACTGGTGCTGGTCTCGCCCATGCGCCAGTTGGCAATGGTTCAACCCGTTTCTGGCGCCGGCCTCACCAAGCTGTACAACCTGGGCGGCACGGCTTCGGGCTGGGTCGGCGAAACCGCAGCGCGTCCGCAGACAAACACCGCTGGCTTTGCCTCGCTGGGCTTCGGCTGGGGCGAGATCTACGCTAATCCTGCCGCCACCCAACAGCTGCTGGATGACTCCGCGATCAGCCTGGAAAGCTGGCTCGCCGGCGAGGTGGAAACCGAGTTCGCCAAGCAGGAAGGACTGGCCTACGTATCGGGCGACGGGGCGAACAAGCCCTTCGGCATTCTGACCTACATCCAAGGCGGCGCCAATGCCGCGAAGCATCCCTTCGGCGCGATCAAGGTGGTGAACAGCGGTGCGGCGGCGGCCATCACGTCGGACGGCATCATCGACCTGATTTACGACCTGCCCTCAGCCTTCACGGGCAACGCGCGCTTCGCCATGAACCGCAAGACCCAGGGCCAGGTCCGCAAGCTGAAAGACGGCCAAGGCAACTACCTGTGGCAACCGTCCATGGTGGCGGGCCAGCCCTCCACGCTCGGTGGCTTTCCGCTCACCGAGGTACCGGATATGCCCGATGCGGTGGCCGGTGCGGCTGCGGTGTTGTTCGGGGACTTCAAGCGTACCTACACCATCTACGACCGCGTGGGCGTGAAGGTGCTGCGTGACCCCTACACCAACAAGCCCTTCGTGCTGTTCTACACGACCAAGCGCGTCGGTGGCGGCGTCCACAACCCCGAGCCGATGCGCGCGATGAAGATCGCCGCGGCCTAAACACCCCGAGGGAGGGCGTCAGCTGGACGCCCTCCCGCATATGAGGAGATTTACATGCCGAAGCTGATCAAGGCATTCCGTGGTGTCCCGAAAGGCGCCATTTACCCCGTGGCCTATGAGGCGGGCCAAGATTGCCCGCCTGAACTGGAGGCCGGCGCGCGTGAGTTGGGCGCGCTGGAAGGGGTAGAGGAAGAGTCGGACGAAAAGAAAGACCTGATGGCCCAACTGGACTTGGCGCAAATCAAGTATGACAAGCGCTGGGGCCTGGACAAACTGCGCGCCGCCCTGGCCGAAGGCCAGAAGGACTGACCATGCCGCTGCTGACGCCTGAAGAGTGTATCCAGCATTGCCGCGCAGAACCGGAAGACGGACCGATGCTCGAATCGCTCCTGGCATCGGCAGAATGCGCGGTGGAAGGCTACCTCAACAGAGCCGTATTCGCCGACGCGGACGAGCTGAGCGCGGCTCAAGATGCGTTGCCACTGGCGGCCGGCGCTGCTCAGGATGCCTATGACGCGGCAATGGCGAACGTCTCCAGTTTGGCCAACGTGGCCGCGCAAGAGATGGCTGTATTCGTGGCGCGTGAGCGCCTGGCCGCCGCAAGGCTCGAGTTTAGCCGCGTGCTGCACGGAATGGTGGCAAACCCGCGCATTTATGCGGCCGTCAGGCTGACTCTGGGGAATCTGTACGCAAATCGCGAGCAGGTTGTCGTCGGAGCCGCAGCGGCCGAGCTGCCGCAAGGCGTGCCGGAGCTGTTGAAACCGGATCGAAGGACGATGATGCCATGAGAGCCGGAGAGTTAAATCAGCGTGTGAGTCTTCTCAGAAACGAGCCAGACTCCGATGCGGCGAACGATCTGGTGGACAATTGGGTCAGCGTGTCGGATCACTGGGCCTCGGTTCGCTATGTCTCCGGACTGGCAACCATTCGGGCGGGGGGCGAGCTTTCCATCGTGAAGGCTAGCATCCGGATGCGAATGATTCGGACCTTGGGCGCGGGCATGCGAATCCGGCATGCTGCGGACGTCTACACCATCGAGGCCGTTCTGCCGGACAAGACTGGCAGGATTTACGTGGATTTGGTATGCCGCCGCCTGATGCCACGGGAGCTGACGGAATGAGGGCGGTACGAAAGTTCAAGGCGAACTCTGCTTCCTTCAGTTTCGACGGCGACATTGAAAAGCAAGTCGCCCAATTTTTCGACCGAGTAAAGCAAGAGGCCGTTCGCCCGGCGGCGCACGCAATGGCCATCGTCTTGTATGACGAGATCAAGGCGCGGGTGCCGGTGCGCATGGGAAAGCTGCAGGAAGCCATTTATAGATGGTTCGATGAAGGCGCATCCGACGGAGACCGGAAGGTCTACATGGTTGGGGTCAACAAGCGCAAAGCTCCGCATTGGTGGCTTGTCGAGCATGGGCATTGGAGGCGATACGCCGTCGCGCTCGGCCCCGATGGGTGGAAGACGCTGAAGAATCGCCCCTTGCGTACTCCCGTTTTCGTAGCCGCGCAGCCGTACCTAAGGCCTGCCATTGACGCCAAGTTAAAAGCCGCGGGCGAGGCGGGCCGCAAACGCCTGGCTGAAAAGATAAGGGAGATCCAGCATGGTTGAAGCTCTGCTCGTGCAGACCCTCGGGCCGATCTTTGGAGGGCGGATTTATCCAGACGCGGCTGAGGGCGACACGCCGATGCCTTTTGCGATCTTCCAGCAGGTCGGGGGCGCTTCAACGGTGTTCATGGATGGCGCCCTGCCGGACAAGCAGAACGCCCGTATGCAGGTAACGGTCTGGGCGAAGGGGCGGGCGCAAGCCTCAGCGCTGATCAGCGCAGTGCAGGCGGCGTTATGCGCAGCCCCCGTGTACGCCACTCCCCTGGGCGCTCCCGTGTCGCGCCGTGACGACGAAACCGGCTTCAAGGGCGCGGAGCAGGATTTCAGCGTGTGGTACGCCCCATGACGACTCCGAATGTATTGGCCGGCGCGACGGTGGCGCTTTGCCCGGACCTGCCGGCCGCGCTCGATGCCGCTGGATTCAGTGGGCTGGCGTTCAAACAGGTCCGAGGGGTACGCGTCTTTGGTGCTCTCGCTTCGCAGTATCAAACCGTCGCCTATCAGCCCATCGGGGCCAAGGTCTCGTTTCTCCGTCGAGTCGCCAGGGCGCCGCAATCGCTGCAATTGGACCTTTACCGAATCGCCGATGCTGGGCAAGACCTGTTGCGTAGCGCAGCCGCGGAGGACCGGCAATACAGCTTCCGCATCGACGTGCCTCAGATCGGCCCGCATTACTTCGTGGCGAAGGTCTCCAGCCGTTCGCTCTCGGGCGGCACGGGCTCGGACCTGGCCGCCCTCAGCGTGACGCTGGAGCTTGAAAGCGCCGTTCTTGAGCCCTCGTAGCCCAGCAACACAAAGCCCAACCTATGCCCTCTCTTGGGCACATCCCACAACCCGCCTCGGCGGGTTTTTTTTCGTCCCTTGATAGGAAAACCACTATGGCTGTCTCTCTCCCCAACGGCGTGATTCTGTCGCTCGCGACCGCCTACGGCGCGTCGAAGTCGATCACGGCGATTACCAACGCCAATCCCGGTGTTGCATCCAGCGCCGCTCATGGCCTCACCAATGGTGCGCTGATCGAGCTGAAATCCGGCTGGCAAAAGCTGAATGAACGCGTTCTGCGTGTTGCTGATTCGGCCGCCGGCACGTTCGTCCTGGAAGGCGCCAACACGCTTTCCCCGATCCAGTTCCCCGCGGGCACGGGCAACGGCTCCTTCCGCGAGATCACGTCGTTCACCCAGATCACCCAGGTTCTCGAAACCTCGACGTCCGGCGGCGAAATGCAGTTCGCCACGTACAGCTTCCTGGAAAACGACTTCGAGGCGCAGATTCCGACCCAGGCGAGCGCGCAATCGCTGGCGATCACCATCGCGGACGACCCGTCGCTGCCGGGCTACAAGGCGCTTCAAGCGGCCGCCGAGCTGCGCGAAGTGCGTGCCCTGCGCATCGCGTTCCCCAACGGCTCCGTGCTGCTCTACAACGGCTACGTCTCGTTCAACGAAACGCCCTCCATGACGAAGGGCGAAGTGATGGGCGTGCAAGCCACTTTCTCGCTGTTGTCGCGCCCCGTGCGCTACGCAGTCTAAGCGCGGCCTGGTTGCAGCCCGGCGGGCTGCTCGCCTTGGGCAGCCCCTCAAGTTCACCTATTTCAACTACCTACCTGGAAAACTCCCATGGCCACGAAATCCAAATTTACCCTCAACCCGAAACCCACTTTCAAGAAGAAGGTTCCGCTGCCGGTTCCTGGTGACGGCTTCGAGAACGTGGAATTCACGTTCAAGCATCGTTCCCGGGACGACTACAAAGAGTTTCTCGACGGTCTCAAGGATCGCACCGACGATGTTGAGCTGCTGATGGACGTCGCCAGCGGCTGGGAACTCGAAGACTCGTTCGACGCCGAAAACGTCGGGCGCCTGGTGCAGGGTTACGTCGGTTCGGCTCGTGCGGTGCTCGGGGCATACATCGACGAGCTGTCGAAGGCCCGCGAGGGAAACTAAGGGCGCTCGGGGCCGCGCTCTATGCGAAGGGGCCGGATCCTAAGGAGCTGGCCGCCTTTGGCTTGACGCCGGAGGATGTGGCGGGCGATCCCGTCGAAATCTGGCCCGAGCATCTGGCAGCGTTCGAACTCTTTGTAGCGCTGCGCTCGCAGTGGCGTGTCGGCATGGCCGGCGCGACGGGGCTGGATTACGGCGTGATGTTTCACAAGATGGATCGCATGGGCCTCTCGCCAGAGCGATACGAAGAGTTGGAAGATCAGATGCGCGTCCTTGAGCATGCCGCGCTTGACGAAATGAGCAAGAAGTAGCCCGCCCAGTGCGGGCTTTTTTATTGGAATTGCCATGACGAATGTGATTGCTGAGGGCGTAGTCGCCGTAACCGGCGATGCGTCCGGCCTGACCGCGACAATGGCCGAGGTGACGGAGGCGACCGGCAAGGCCAAGAAATCCATTTCTACGCTCGGGCGCGAAGCGTCCAATGAGATGGGGAAGGCGGCGGAAGCCGGAATGCAGGCGGGCCGCAAGCAGGAACGGGCCACGCAGGGACTCATCAACCAGATTGAGCGCCAGATTGCCATTACCAGCGCGGGCGCTCGCGGCACGGCCTCCTATTACACCGCATTGGCGAAGCAGCGCGGGATTGACGCCGATCAGCTCAAACCGTACTTGGCGCAGTTGGACGCCATTACGGTAAAGCAGGGGCAGGCAAAGGCCGCCATGCTGGCGACGGCTCCGGCCGTTGAGCAGTTGGGCATGTCGGCAAAAGCAACTGCTGCGGCAATGCGTGGCGTGCCGGCCCAGTTCACGGACATCCTTGTTTCCTTGCAGGGCGGCCAACGTCCCATGACGGTGCTGTTGCAGCAAGGCGGGCAACTGAAGGATATGTTCGGTGGGATTGGGCCGGCTGCGCGTGCCATGGGCACATATATCGCCGGACTTGCCAGCCCGTTCACGTTGGCCGCAGGCGCAGTGGCGCTGCTGGGGGCGGCGTATTTCAAGGGCGCCGGCGAATCTCAAGGGTTCAACCGTTCGGTCATCGAGACGGGCGCAGTTGCTGGGGTGACCGGCGGCCAACTGCAGGCAATGTCCCGTCGGGTCGGCGATGTGGTCGGTACGCAAGGGAAAGCCGCGGATGCTCTCCAACTGTTCAGCCGTGAGGCCAAGATTGGCGCATCCAATATGGAGCTGTTCGCGGCCGCTTCAGTGCGCTGGGAGAAGGTGACCGGCACGGCCATCGAGGACACGGTTAAGGAATTCGTGGAGTTGGGCAAAGCGCCGCTAGAGGCTGCGCTCAGGCTAAACGAGGGCATTAATTTCCTGACTGCCTCCACCTACGAGCAGATTCGGGCTTTGGAGCGCCAGGGGAAGACCGCCGATGCGGCGGCAGTTGCGCAGAAGGCGTATGCAGACGCGCTGAACGACCGCGCCCCGAAGCTGTCCGAAAATCTCGGGTATCTGGAACGCGCGTGGAAGGGCGTGCGCGACATGGCGGGCAAGGCCTGGGACGCCATGGCGGACGTTGGACGGCCCTCTACGGTCGAAGACGTAATTTCCAAGAAGGAGCGGGATGTTCGAGCGCGCCAGGAAAATATCCGGCTTGCCAGGGGAAGCGGCGCAACGATCTCCGCTCGTGAACAGAGCGGGCTTGATGCCGCCCAGATGGAGTTGGGGGCGATGCAGGCCAAGGCCGCCGCCGCGGTGGCGGAAGTCAGTGCCGCAGCCGAGCAAAAACGTCTATTGGAGCAGGCCAAGTTCCGAGACGATTACCTCACGGACGACAGCCGCACTTCGAAACCTCAGCAGCGCCAGACCGCTGTCGAAAAGGAGACTGCCGCCTTTCGCAAGGCGGTAGACGGTCTGAAGGAAGGGACGGAGGAGTACCGCAAGGTTTACGTTGCCCACAAGACGGCGCTGGCCGAAATTGATAAGCGATTCGAGGACAAGGGCGTCGACAAGGGGCCATCTGGCGCGGAGTCGGAAGCGGCACGTTTGCGTGCCCGCATTGCTGAAGAACAGGCACTGGCCGCCGAGTTGGGGCAGCGCGGCCTGCAAACCAGCAAGCTCAATGAGTATGAGCGACGCTCCGCAGAGATTGGGGAGCTTCTGAAAGGGAACCTTAAGTCGCAGGTGCGCGCCAGCTTGGAGCGAACCAAGGCGCTCGCTGATGAGGCTGGGGCGCTTGTCCGGGCCAATGCGGCAACGAAGGGCTTTCAGGAGGAGCGGGATAAGTATTACACCGCTTTGGAAGAGGGCGTAGCGAAGATTGGCCAGGAAGCCCAGGCAGTGGAAGATCAGGTTTCCACCTACGGCCTGAGCAAGGCGGCGCTGGAGGCGTTGACCATCGCACGCCTCGAAGAACGAAAAGCCGCTTTGCAGGGTTTCGACGGGTCTGAGCGCGAGATTGCCCTGATTGAGCAGGAGATCGAGGCTCGCAAGCGGTTGAGCCAAGCGATCCGCGCCAAAGACGTCAAAGACGCCCAGAAGAAGGCCAATGAGGAGATGGCGCGCGACTGGGAGCGCAGCGTCGACAAGTACGGCGACGTGTTCCGCCAGGGCTTCGCCGACATGATGAACAATGGCAAGGATGGCTGGAAGTCATTCACCAAGTCGCTGACCACTACTTTCAAAACGACCGTCGCCGACCAGATCTACCGAATGTTCGCCCAGCCTTTCGTGGCGACCATCTTCGCCAATGTCGCGGGCGTGATGGGGGCGAACGCCGGGGCCAGCGGCCTTTCGGCGTTGGCGGGCGTTGGCGGGCAAGGCGGGCTTGGTGGTGGATTGGGCTGGACCGAAGCATTTAGCGTGGCCCGTGCGGCATACGGTGCGCTGACCGGAGGATTCACCTCCACCCTCGCATCCGGGATTTCCTCCATCGGCAGCGCCATCGGCTCGACCGCCGCTCAGCAATTCGCGCTTGGCATGACCGGCCAGGGGGCCACCTTGGCCGCCGGCCTGGCGGGTCCGACCACGGCCGGCAGCACGGCTGCAACCGCCGGCTCGATGATGTCCAGCGCGATTCCTGTCGCTGGATGGATTGCTGCCGGCATGTTGGTCAATCGCAGCCTGTACCGCTCTGGCTGGGATGCCGATAACGGCACGATGGCGCCTATTGCCAAGTACAACCCCATCACCGGGCCGTCTCTGTGGACGGATAAGGTGCTGCGTTCTGTGGGGATCAGTGGTGAGTGGGCGTCGATGCTTTCCGGGTCGTCCATCATTGCCCGTGCGTTTGGGCGCGGCCCGAAGGAGTACGACGATACGACGATGCTTGGCGACTTCGGCACGCTCGGATTCACTGGATACACGTCAACCCCATGGAAGCAAAAGGGCGGATGGTTTAGGAGCGGTCGCAGCGGGATGGACGCTCGTGGCCTCGATAGCCAATTCATGGATGACGTTGGCGCGGCGTTCGACCTCATGAAGTTGAACGCCGCGCGCATGGCGCAGGCTGTAGGCGTGTCGGCGGATTCGTTGGGAACCTACACCGATCAGTTCCGCATCACGCTGACTAAGGACAGCGAGGAAAACCAGAAGCTGCTGGAAGCGGCGCTGGCCACGGTCGGCGAGAATATGGTGCGGTCTTTGGTGCCGAACATCGCCGAGTTCTCCAAAGAGAACGAAACCGCCTCGCAGACGTTGCAGCGCCTGGGCGCGAATCTCGGCGCCACCAATCGTGGGCTGAAGCTGCTGGATCTCAGCCTGTACGACGTCTCGGTGTCTGGGGCTGCCACTGCATCGAAGCTTGTTGACGCTTTTGGCGGCATTGACGCCATGAGCCAAGCGACCGCGCAGTATTACCAGCTCTATTACTCGGAGGCCGAGCGCGCTAAGTTGAGCCTGGCGGACATGGCCGATTCGATGCAGGGCCTGAACATCGCCATGCCCAACACCATGGAGGAATTGCGCTCCATGGTGACGGCGCTAGACCTGACGACCGATGCCGGCCGCAGCGCGTACGTGGCGCTGCTTGCAATCGCGCCGGAGTTTGCAGCTGTGATCGAGGCAACGACCCGGCGGGGGCAAGAAGCGGCCGGCCGGATGCTGGAGGCTTTCACCGGCCGCGGCGGACTGGCGCCGGCGCTGGATGGTGCTGCCCTGAAGGCGCTATTGCTGCGGGATTCCATGGCCCAGGTTGGGGAGTCCACAGGGCAGATTTCGTTGCTGTTCCTGGATCTCGGTTCGGGACTGCTGGACTTCACGATCACCAGCGGGCAGCTTGGCGACTCGATGACGGGCGCTCAAGAAGCCAGCCTTTCGTTGGTGGAGCAGATGGAGGCCTTGCGCGCTGGAGTGGGCGGGACCGTCATCGACTTTGCCGGCCTGGCTGAAACGCTCAAGGAGGTGGATACGGATGTATTCGTTGCCACCATGACGGCAGCGTTTGAGCAGCTTGGCGACCGAATGCGGTCGATTCTGGACAGCATTGCGAATGAGCGCATTGCTGTGCGTGACGCGACGCGGCAGATTCTTGACCCCTCGCCAATGTCTCCGGAGGCGATCAGCAAGAGCATCCAGGCCATCAAAACCGACTTGCCGAGCAATGCCGGCTTGCTGGCTGCTGGTGCGCAACTGAATGCTGCTGACTCCCTCAGCGCGCAACGGATGAGCGACCGCAATGCAGCCGAAAAGGCGTATTACGGCGTGAAGTCCTCGCGCGAGTCGGCCGACAGCAATCTGGCCTCGGCCCAACAGCGCGCGGCCGACGCGCAGGCGTGGCTTGAAAAGCTGAACTGGGATATCTACGCGCCTAAGACGGTTGGCTACAAGAAAGACAACTGGAAGGAGCTTGACCAGGCGCGGAGCATCGCGCAGGCACAGCTTCCGGCCGCGAAGGCGGCTTGGGAAGAGGCGGTTGCGGCGCTGCGTGCTGCTGAGGCTGCTGGTGCAGTGGCGCCGTCGTATGAGGAAGTTGCTCGTTTGCAGGCGGAGTACGCGGCGTCTGTGACGGCGGCGGCCAGCGCGCAAGCGGCGGCTACTGAAGCGGCTGTCAACGCGAAGTCTCAGCAGACGGCGTACGCGGACGCGCTCCAACAATTCGGACTTGATGCGGGCAAATCGGTTAGCAAGCTGGGTGAGCTTCGGGCGGAGACGCTGCGGTACTACGAAGCCCAGAAGGCCCTGGCCGATCTCCTGGCAAATGGCGCGGCCGGTCTGCGCAAGACCGTGAAGGACTACCGGATCAGCCAGCTTTCGCCGGAAGATCAGTTTGCCCAGATGCAGGGCGAATACGCCAAGGCCTATGCGAAGGCAATGGGGGCGGATGGTGAAGAGTTGGCCGGCTTTGCGGACGAACTCAACGGCATGATGCTGCCCATGCTGGAGGCCGCCAAAAGCGCGTTCTCTTCGGATGAGCAGTATCAAGCATTCGTGGCGACCGCGCTGGCGCGTGCGGAGGCGGTAGCGAGCCGCATGGACTCGGTCACGCCGAAGGACTACCAGCAAGACAGCCTTGATCTTCTGGCGGAGATCGACGCCAAGTTGTTGGAGTTGGAGAAGTCCGCGCTGTCCGGCGATCAGGTGCTGACAAACGCCATCAACGCCGCGCGCGACGCCACCGTCAACGGTCTGCGCCAGGTCGTCAACGCCTTGACGGGTCGGCCGGTCGCGGCCTTCGCCAAGGGCGGCGACCATGCCGGCGGCTTGCGTCTGGTTGGCGAGAACGGGCCGGAGCTTGAGGTAACAGGCCCGTCTCGGATTTTCAGCGCTGAGCGGACCCGCGCAATCCTGGCGGGCGGTGGCGATGAACAATCGTTGGCGCTGATGCGCGCATTGCTGGAGGAGCAGAAAGCCTTGCGGGAAGAAGTGAAAAACCTGCGTATTGAGGCGCGTGCTACAGCCAGCAATACCGGGAAGACTGTGCGGCAACTTGACCGGCTTGAGTCGGATGGCGTGATTGTCCGGCCCGATGCGGCTGAGCCCTTGCGAATGGAGGTATCAAGCGCATGAAAGTAATTAAGCCGGTCTCTATTGGGCGAGATCAGTTGATCTCGTCCAGCGTGCCCGAAGATGACTATGCCGCCTACGCCCCGACCGATGATTACTCGGTTGGGGCGCGGGTGGTGTATCAGGCCCAAGTCTTCGAGTGCGTGCAGACCCCTAACGTGGGGAATACCCCGGGGGCGGCGCCGTTGTATTGGGCGCTGGCTGGGCCGACCAACCGCTGGGCCATGTTTGACAGCGAAGTCAGCACGCAGACCGTCGGCGATAGCCCGCTGCAGGTGGTCGTTCGTCCCGGTCTGGTCAACAGCCTGGCCCTACTTGAACTCGTTGGCACAAGGGTGAAGGTGATTGGTCGGGACGGTCCGGACGGTCCGATTTTGTACGAGGCCGAACGCGCTTTGGAGGGCTCGATAGTCACCAATTGGTATGAGTATTTCTTCGAGCCGTTCTCTCCGCTGTCGGAGCTTGTGCTGACGGATTTGCCGGCGTACGGAAGCTTGCACCTGGATGTTTCGATTTTGGCCCCTGGCTCCGAAGCTGCGTGCGGCGCCATGATTTGCGGCACCGCATATTTCATCGGCGACGCAGAGTACGGCGGCAGCCTCGGCATCGTCGACTACAGCCGCAAGGACACGTCTGAAACGGGTGTCACAACGTTCCGCCGGCGGCGCTTTTCGCGACGAATGTCCACGCGCCTTTGGCTGGAGACGGCACGATTTGCCGCTGTCTATCGGCTGCTATCTAGCCTTCGTGCCACTCCCTGTGTCTGGATTGGTACGGATGCCGAGGGCTACGGCCCGCTCACGATCTACGGCTTCTACAAGGATTTCTCCATCGACGTCGCGTACGAAATGGTGAATTTCTGCAATCTTGAAATTGAAGGACTTACCTGATGGCAATCACAAGTTTGCCGACTCCGCCCAGCCGGAGCGACCCTGAGAACTTCGCAGAACGGGCGGATGCATTCATGGCTGCGCTGCCGCGCTTCGCGGACGAGGCCAATGCCTTACAGCAGGATGTGACGCAGTCGGCTGCAAATGCGGACAACGATGCGATGGCCGCAGCACAGAGTGCGTACGCCGCGGATGCAAGTTGGGCTGCTGCGAAGTCGTCCGCCGAGGCCGCCGCATCGTCGCAGCAAGGCGCCGGCCAGAAAGCGGCAGAGTCGCAAGGCAGCGCGGCTCTCGCGCGGCAGTGGGCGACAAAGCTTGGGGAGCCGGTGGAAGCGGGCGAGTTTTCCGCGAAACACTATGCGCAGCTCGCCGCCCAGGGAATGGGTCTTCCGGTATTTGCCCTGGGCAACATTCCGACTGCGGATGTTGGGCCAATTTTCGTTCCGACCCAAGGAGCGATGGAGTGGCGAAGTGGTCGGTACGCGGTGCTGCGGGCAGACCACGGACAGTGCCGTTTCGTCTATGTCAGTCCCGACGAATGCAGGCTCGTGCCGCACAACGGAGATGGCCTAGTCATCAATGGAAGGCAGTACCGCATCGACTCGGCAGGGGTCCCCCTGGATATTGCTTCCGTACCTGGGGCTACCGGTACGCACAGCTATGTGTACGCGAAGGACAACGGTAGCGGTAGCCTCACCCTGGTAGCTGAGGCTACAGGGCACTCTCGCCATACGGACGGGACGGAGATCAAGACTGGGGACCCCTCCAGCACGCTCGTCGGGGTGGTGTACAAGAACGCCGGATCCGTCTTCGTAGACTCCGCCGCTATCCGAGGCGTGGCGTCCTGGTTCAATCGCTACTACAAGTCCGCGACCTCCACGAACTTCAACACCGGCACGGCCAGCGCCGCGCCCGTGCAGGCCATTGGGCCTGTATACGTGTGGCTGTGGGCGGGTGAAGGGTTTAAGGTCAATATCAATGGCCGCACTGCCGTGAACGTTGCTACTGCATCGGCATACACCTTCGCCTACGTGGACAGCGTTCAGGCGTGGGGCGTGTACGGCACGAGTGCCACCGCTAACGCTGGTGTTCCCGTGGCCATAACGGTCCCGACCGAAGGGACTACGGAAGGCTTCCACTCGGTGGCTACGTGGCTGTCCGTGTCCGGTGGCGGCACCTCCAACTGCTCGCTCACGCAGTCGATTAAAGCGGCGCCGTAGCGGTTGATTCAAGAATCATAAGGGACTTAATAACCATGACACTTGGGCCTTCTTTTCCCTCCGAACTCGGCGCAGCCGGACTCCTTGGCTTGCCAATTGCATGGACATCGGAGGGCGTGAACTTTGGGGATGTCGTGAACCTTGATGGCTCGATTTTGCTGAATCCAGTCTTGTCGTCGGAGGACCGAAGCGCAATAGAAGCTGTCGTGGCAGCGCACGATCCGACGGCGCCCGCGCCTGTCGCCGTGCCTGAAGCGGTGACGAAGTACCAATGTTGTGTGGTGCTGGCGCGCTATGGTCTGTTGGGTCAGACAAGCACATTCTTTTCTGTCATGGCGGCTGACGACCCACGCCGCCTTGCTTGGGAAATGGCTGCTACGGTGCAGCGTTACAGCGAAAGCACGCTCGACGCCATCACACACCTTGGCCTATCCGAGGATCAAGCCGATGCGATGTTCATTGAAGCCGCAGGGGTCGAATAGATCGACAGCGGCTCGCAATTCGCCCGCCCTTTTCGGCGGGCTTTTTTTCGTCCATACGGGAGGCAATCATGCGCACCGTTTACAGGAGCAGTTCAACTATGGAACCAGGTTCTACGGGGCTGGGAGGCCTCGCGGCTTTGAAGGTCGCGATGGCGTACGGCGTGCCCGCAGCCATTGCCGCAATGCTTGGCTTGCTCATCATGCCGCCTCGGACTGCGCGGGAGTTCACTGTCCGCACGATCTCGACCGTTGCGTGTTCCTTCATGTTTGGGCCAGCGCTTGCCGGAGCGGTGATCGCCTGGAAGCCGGGGTTGATGGATGCGATGACGTGGCTCGCCCATCACGGCGCTGGCAGCGACGACGCGCTACTGGCGAAGTTCTACGTGTTGGGGCCGAGCATGCTGCTGGCTGGTCTTCCTGCATGGTGGGTGTTGGGCGCGTACATGCGGTGGATGTCGCGCATGCGCGATCAGGGCGTGCTGCCGTGGCTGGATGAGGTACTGGCGCGTTTGCCGTGGCGCCGGCCTGGCGGGGAGGCGTGATCGTGGACCTGTTGAACGTCCTTCACACGTCGATCAGCCCGGCGATGGCGCTGCTGCCGGCCCGCATGGACTCGGCTGAAGCGCGGATCATGCTGCTGGCAATCGGGCTGCAGGAATCGCGCTTCGAGCATCGGCGCCAACTGGTGGGCAACCCGCCGCGCCCGTCCGGCCCGGCAAAGAGTTTCTGGCAGGCAGAGCGGGGCGGCGGCATGGTGCACGGCGTCCGCCTACACGTTGCCACCCGCGCCGCGGCAGCTCACCTCTATCAGGCCCGGGGCGTGCCGGCGCGCGACGCCGCCATCTGGGATGCCATCGAGAACGATGACGTGCTGGCGGCCGGCCTGGCGCGCCTGCTGCTGTGGAGCGACCCCGGCCGGCTGCCTGCGGTCGGCGATGAGCAGGGGGCCTGGGGCCTGTACCTGCGCACTTGGCGCCCGGGCAAACCGCATGCGGCGACGTGGCCGGAACTTTACGCGCGAGCGGTGGCTGAGGTGACGCGATGAACCCGCTCCTGCGCGCAGCGCTGCCTTATCTGATCGGCGCGGCGGTGCTGGCCGCTGCCGTCTTGGGCGTGCGCTGGTATGGCGCCAGCCAATACAAGGCCGGGGTGGCCAAGGCCAATGCCGATCACACGCTGGCAGAGCTGACGGAGTTCAAGACCCAGACGGCGCGCCTGACCGGCTTGTCCGGCACCCTGGAAGGTGCTTTGCAAGCGCTGCGCGACGCTAAGCCCAAGACCATCGAGAGGTACATCCGTGTCGAAGTTCAAAGCCCTTTGCCTGCTGGCTGTCGCATTGACGCTGAGCGGCTGCGGCATATCAACGAAGCCGGCCGCCTGGCCAATGCTGCCGGCCAACCTGGCCCAGCCATGCCCGCCAGTTCCGCAGGTGACAGGCGATAGCTGGGACGGCCTTGCCCGTAGCTATATGGCGCTGGCCATTCAATACGGGGGATGTGCTGAGAGCCACCGGGCGACTGTTCGTGCATGGCCTCAATGAGGCACCTCTTGACCAGATAACCACAGTTCAGTAAACAAGAAAAATCGAGGGCGCCAGCTATCGTTTGGCACTGTTGTCCTAATGCCGGGAGAACTCAAATGTCACAGACGATTAGTCAGGTGTGGATGTGGATTCTCGATGTAGCCGGCCCAACAGCGGGCGTCGTAGGGTTCGCTATAACGCTCTGGCAGTTGAAGCGGGCGCGCCTTGAGCAGAAAAAACTCGAGTTAGAGCTGGCGGACCTGTTGGCCGATCGCGAAGCGAAGAAAAACAGAATCGTGCGCGTGACCGTTGCCGAAATTGAGAGATTTGGGCAAGAGAGGTTTGGGAACGATAGGTTTGGGAAAGATAGGGCTGGGAAAGATAGGGCTGGGAAAAATAGAGAGACGTGGGCGAATGACTGGTATGTCCGCGATATATATCGCAACTTTCCCATGGAACAAACAGTGAGACGGAGGAATCCAGCGAGCAAACGGTGGCTCGCGTCCGGCATTTTCCTGATCCTGATCTTTCTGTCGTGGCTTGTTTTCCGTCTCGCCGACGGCGTTTAGTTTTACCCTGTCCACTGCATCCACCACCCTTGGTAATAGCGCCGGCCGTCGATCTCTTCGAAGCCGCAGACCATCATGCCGCGTTCAGAACAGAACGTCAGTAGTTCCGGCTCAAGCAGATCGGGAATGGGACCTTTGGCGGTCGCACCGAACTTCGCCAAGCCGTCCATGGTCATCACTCGTACCTGGCGGCGCATGTCCTCGCGCGTGATGGCGTACATCCGCACGGTGCCGCTGACGGCGGGCGCCGGGTCATTGTCTCGGCGCTTCCGCCCGAGGTAATGGGTTCTGACGACTGAGCAAAGCATGATTCTGCCGTGGCATAACTGTATGAATATACAGTATATTGCAGCAGAATCGGGGTCAGGTCATCGGGGCGGCGACCAGCTTGTCGGAGGGGAAGGGTACGAGGAAGTCGCGGCTTGCGTCGGCGCTGGCGGTGAGCCAGTCTCCATAGGCGCCCTCGGGCAGAATCACCACCATGCGTTTTTCTTTGTTGGGCTGGTGGTAGTCGCGGAACAGGGGATCCTGGTCGGCGTTGATGGTGAGCATCGTGTAGCTCTCATGCCACTGGCCGGCCGCGTCCCGGTATCGATCCCAAAGCCCGGCGATGCCCAGCGGCGCGCCGTCTGCCCGGGTGAACCGGGTGGCAACTGCTTTGCCGGATCGCCAGTCAGGTTCGAAAATGGCATCGGCGGGGATGATGCAGTGCTGCGCCCGGCGCCAGGCGTTGCGGAAGGTGAAGGCGTTGGCGACGCGGTCGTCGCGGGCGTTGAACGTGGACAGCTTTTCCGCGCCGGGTAGCGCGTCTGGGCGGGTGGAACCAGATATCAGGCCCCAGCGCCCGGTAACGGCCTCCAGGCTCGGCACGGCCTCGTCGCCCGCGTCATGCTCTGGGGGCCGGCGGACGAACACACCCTGATACCGTGGCCACATGTCGTACCTGCCCAGCATGCCCGGCCGGGTCACGCCGAACTTCTTGAGCAGCAGCTCGGCGTCTTTCAGCGTCTGGTAGTGGCTGCACATGGCATGTAGATCAGGATCGTCGTATGACGGTTCCTGAAAGGTCCATGACACGCCAGCTCTTAGTCGATTCGAATCCGCGAACTTGCATGCTGTCCTTCAATTCCGCAGTAGCAACCACATTACCATCTGCGTCCAGAATATCGTAGTCGTCAATGTCGACGTTGCCCATAAACCCAGCCGTGCGGCTCCGTTTAAATCGGGCGGACTGCCCCGGTTCAAGTTTAAGCAACACCTCAATCTCTCCCATCTCACTGTCCTCTTTTCGATTTATATGAATGATGACTTTAGCGGCAATCTTCGTTATGCGGGAGACCAGTGAATTCCTGGTCGGTCGTCTCGCCGTGCCAGTGGGTACAGGTCCAGCAGCCACCGAGGCGATGGGATAGGGGGATGAAGTAGGACATTTTGCGTTAGAACAGAGGGCGGCAAAGCCGCATGAAATCGTAGCGCAAAAACCAAAGTTGTTCTAACGCGAATAAAAAAGACCCGCGCAAAATCAAGGTGTTAGCTTGATGTCGCACGGGCCTTCTAAGCCCGGGGTCGGGGGTTCGAGCCCCTCCTGCCGCGCCAGAATGGCCCAGTTAAATCAGCTGTTTGGCTGTTGTGTGAGTCGTCAACGAGGCAATCATCAGAATATAAGCGCCTCTGACGACGCCGCTAATCGCGGAGCGGGTAATGGCCATCGAGCCGAAAGACTCCCACTGGCATATCTCGACAGATACCGTGAAGTGACCTCCCACGCCCGCCGTGCCTGTTCAAGCGGCTTTCGCGTGCCTTGGCCCTGCTCAGCCATGTTTGATCTCCGCCCGACCCCGCGAACGATTCGACTCGACCCGTCCCCTCTATCGACGTCTCATTGTCAGCCCAACCCAGC